AGAATGGAGCTAAGGCTTACTTAGTTAACACAGGATGGAATGGTACAGGAAAGCGTATCTCAATTAAGGATACACGTGGTATCATCGATGCTATCTTAAGCGGAGCAATCAACGAAGTTCCTACAAAGACAATTCCATACTTCAACTTTGAAGTTCCAACAGAACTTCCTGGAGTAGATGCAGGAATTCTTGATCCAAGAGATACTTACGCTGATGCTTCAGAATGGGAAACAAAGGCATTAGATCTTGCAGGCAGATTCATCAAGAACTTCGCAAAATACGAAGGAAACGAAGCAGGAAAAGCACTTGTTTCAGCAGGACCACAAAAATAATCGCGAAGCTTTGAGCAAAGCGACACAATAAAAGAAGAGACAGGCAACCCGTTATGCTTGCATAAACGGGAGCCTGTCTCTTCTTTTATTTAGCGGCATTCTGAGAATGCCGCGTGCTTATTTCAATACCCCCTAAATAGCCTATTTATAGGGCATTTGCAGTTATATGTTACGTCTAAAAAAGGCACTTTTTTTACACGTAATATACAGGTAATATACAAAATCTAAACGTTAATTTTATTAATATCTTCAATCAAAACATCTAAATCTAAATGAACATAAACATCATCTGTTACGTTGCCACTTGAATGTCCAAGTATCTTTTGGCGGTGTACTAATGGTATTCCAATTTCAGCCATCAGAGTAGAACAAGTATGTCTGCAATCGTGTGGTGTGTGACCTTTAATTCCTAGCATATCTAAAGTTTCACGAAAATGTGTTCTATAAGTTGAATATGCTATGTGCATACCTTTTCGATTATGAAAAAGAAACGGAGCATTGTCCATAAATGAACAAACCAAAGGTTTAATTTTTTCATGTAGTGGTACAGGACGATTAATGCCAGCACTTGTTTTTTTGCCTTCTATAATGTAGCTTTCGTCTATGTGAACATTGTCTTTTGAAATCTCAACTAATTCACTTGGTCGAAAACCTGTATAAATGTGTATTAGAATCATTTTCACATAGTAATCCTCAACATTCTTCCAGAGCAAGCGTATCTCATCTTTAGAGAATGGTCGGTGCATCTGATCTGTAGATTTTTTGTAATATAATTCGCAGCAGTCAAATTCGTTTTTGGCAATTAATTGTTTTTTATATGCTAAATCTAAAACACCTTTTAAAACAATTGTTATTTGAACAACATACGTTTCAGAATAATCTTTAAAAGAATCAAGTATATTCTGAATTTCATTACTCGTAAAAAAGCTAATAGGCTTTGAATGATATTTATCTAACTTCTGAAAAGAACTCCTATAGTGTCTGAAAGTAGATTCACTGTAATTCTTGGGTGACATTTCTTTGCGTTTATACCATTCTTCATATAGTTCTTTAAAAGTAACACCCTTAACCGGCTTAGCTTTCTCTTTAGCCACAAGAACAGGGTCACTATCAACTCTGTTAGCATTGTATTCAGCAAGATACATGTGGGCTTCTTTAGAAGTGGTAAATGTACCAAGATACGCATATTTCTGTTTTGAGCAGAGTTTGCCGTCTTTCTCGTATAAGACGCGGTCAACTGTAACTCGAACAGCATAAGGTTTTCTTCTTTTTTTGCCTAGGCATATAACACTGCCATAACCATTAGGAAACTTCATTTTATCAACTCCTTATTATTTTTAGGTATAAAAAATACACCTGTTGAAAAGGTGCTTCAAAAATGATACAATCTAATTGCGTTTATAGGGTGATTGTATCACCTTTGGAGCTGGCCTTGTATAGGCTGGCTCTTTTTATTTACCATTGCGGTGAAGTCACCGATATGGTTATTATTCGATTTTCTCATCCGATTCAACAATATCATCTAATAGTGCTAAAAATAAATATCCTGTTGCTAAACAATCTGAACTCGCCCTATGTGCTGAATCTCTAAAAATGTGATAATACCGACAAACCGTATCTAATTTGTGGTCTTCAATATCGTAATCACCAACATAAACGTAATCATAAAGTTCCTTGTCCCATTTTTTACGAGGACCTTTTAAATGACGTTTTGAAGTCTTTAAGGTGTCATAATATTTGCGTTTTCCTAAATAAATACCTTTATTTTCAAGTACGCCAATATCAAAAGGAAGATTATGTCCTACAACGGGGCTATCCCCTACGAAATCAATAAAAGATTCGGCAACTTGCTTAATATTAGGAGCGTTTTTAATCATTTCATTCGTAATGCCAGTTATGATAGTTATTCCTTCTGATATTTTAACAGTAGGTTTTAAAAGCGTTGTAAATAGAGAAACAGGTTCATAATCGACAAATCTTATTGCAGATAATTCAATTATTGCAGAGCTTGCACGAAGTCCTGTTGTTTCAGTATCTATAACAACAAAATTATTTAATTTTTTCGTGCTCATTTTAGGTGTTATGTTTGAAAATTTTGTTTCATCATCAGTATAAAATGGTTTAAACGAATTGCTTAATTGTATGTCATATTTTTCTAACGATTCCAATGTTTGATTAAATTTGTTTATTCTTGCCTCCATATAAGGAGTTAAGCTACTCTTTTTTTTACTAGTGGACGAAGATATGTTAACCTCCTCTGAATTATCAGATTCTTCTTTTTTATTCATTCCACTAAGTTTTTGCGTTGTTTGAATATCTATATCAGTGGAAGTTTTGCTGATAATAGGCGATGCTGTTATTTCGCTTGTGGATGAATTACTGAATAACTTTTTAAAAAATTCAAATATCATAATGTACCTCCTAAACTTTTTTAATAATTCCAACGCTTGGATAGTTGAAATGTATAGTATAATTATCTAATTCGACATAATTACCATATTTATTCTGATACGCTCTTATAGCTTCTTTTAAGTAATTAACAGTAACATTTAAATAATCAGCAACATCAAATATATTTTTACAATGATGTTCAAATGCGGATACTAATCCTTGTAATCCGATTAATTTGTTGTATCCCCACATACGAGCCTTAAGCTCTTGCTTCTGATTAGATACGGAGCTAATGTCGAGAATATCGCCATGCGACGTAAAATGGTGCCCGATTTCCTCTGCTACAGTTCCAGTTTTCTCCAACGTAGTTAGCTTATTATTAATAGCAATAACTCCGTCAGAATATAATCCTTTAATATTATCCGAGCGAAAATCGTATTCAACAACATCAACATCTTGATAGAATTCATTTATTATTTCCTCATATTTAGTCAACTCATTCACCCCTTTTCTTTCGTGTATTTTTCATATTATCATATAGGCTGACCTATAAATGGGACTTATTGCTTATTTTTTCTATTTTTCACAAATTCTGCAAATTGGCGAATTTCTTCCAATTCTTCTTCAGTGTATTCATCGCCATCAAAATGCGCCGCTATTGTTGTTGGGGCATTAGGTTCATCGCTAAAATACTCAACTGAAACTCCTAGCTCTTTTGCTATTCTTATTAAAACTTCTATGTCAGCTTTTTTACTATCTCTTTTAATCATTGAATATATAGTTGTTGGAGCAACGCCTATCTTATTAGCAAGTTCGTTCGCATTCATATTTTTTTCTTGCATTAATTCATTCATTTTAGAACCAATTCCCATATTGTTCACCTCTCTTTTATTTATCTCAATATTACACGTTTTGCGTAAAAAAGTAAATAAAAAAATGTGCAAATGCGTAAAAAAGTGTTGACAATATACGCAAAAGAGTATATATTGAAAAAGTGAGTTACGCAAACGCGTATATAATAAAAGAAAGGAGTGTTAAAATGCCTTATTTGAATTTGAAAGGTGAGATGGCTAAAAGAAATGTTCATATAGAAGACATTTCAAAACTGCTTGATTTACACAGAAATTCTGTAGCAAACAAAATTAATGGTAAATCTTCGTTTTCAATCAGCGAAGCGTTTAAAATTCGAAATGCTTTTTTTGCTGGTGAAGACATAGAGTATCTGTTTAAGAAAGAATAGATGCGACCAACTAACGAAAGGAGGAACAATGGAAGAGACAATTCAAGATAAGCAAATCAATGTAATTAACACTACAAAGCCAAATGAAATCAAAATCAGCAGAGGGCATGGTGGAGCAGCAATAGTAAGGGTTGATTCAGAAGCGGCAGACATATTAGAGGAATTCGCAAATAAATCACAACTTTCTATTCAAAAGCTGGCTAGTAATTTTATCAAATTTGCTGGCGAAAGAACCATTATAAAATTTGATGATTAGGAGGTGAAATTATGCCAAACAGAATGACAGTGGATGAAGCTGCAAGGCTAATGGGGTGCTCTAGCGAAACAGTAAGGCTCGCACTAATTAAAGAAGTTCTTCCATTCGGCTTTGCAGTAAAGCGAAAAAGCAAATACACATTTGTTATTTTCAGAAAAAAATTTGAAGAATTCACGGGAATAGATTCCTGTAAAAGAAAGGAGAAAAATGATTAAAGCAAAAGAACAATTTGAAATCAAAGAAGTGGGAACAATCCACACAAAAGAAGAGCCCAAGTGCATTAACATACGCTCAAGCTCAAAAAATAAACCAATTAAAGATTACCACACTCTGTCAGAAAAGTACAGAGTGCTGAATGAAACAAAAAATGTAGCATTTGGAGTTGTCGTTGCAGTCGTACTTCTAGCCAATGGCTGGATTGAGTTAGACAGCAAAGCATTACAAATATTAGTTGCAGTTCTAATAGCAGGGTTTGCAGCCTTATCGATTAGAGCGTTGGATGAAGCATTAATGGAGGAATAGAAAATGAAATATATCGTAAAAATAAAGGTCGGCGATTGCGAAGCTAACTTCGGATATGAAGACGCTATGATTGCTGCAAGATTTATGCAGGAAGCGATAGAAACTAAAACAGAAGGACCAGATAGTGTTGAAATTACAATGGAAGCAAGGGAGGAACAGAGTGACAAATAAGGAATATAGAGAAGCGGAAGGAATATCACGTTCAGACTTATTCAAGATTTCAAAAAGTCCGCAACATTTTAAATATGAGCAGGAAAACCCTTCTGAACAGAGCAAGGCTTTACTGTTCGGAATAGCATTACATTCATATGTGCTTGAACAAAACAAGTTCGAAGAAGAATATGCTGTTATCCCAAAAGTAGACAGACGCAAAAAAGAAGGCAAAGAAATCTATGCACAGTTTTTGGCTGAAAATGAAGGTAAGTTCTTTATTGAGAATGACGATATGGAAGTAATCAAGCAAATGGCTGAATCAATTAATAGTGTTCCAATAGCAAAAAAATTACTTGAAGGAAAGCACGAACAGTCTTTCTTTTGGACAGATGACATGACAGGAGAAAAGTGTAAGTGCAGACCGGACATTTTGACAGAAATAGGAGACACAACGATAATCGCAGATTTAAAAACATGTGAAAGTGCACAGACAGATGTTTTTATGCGAAAAGCAGTGGAATATGGATATGACCTACAGGCTCACATGTATTGCGAAGGAGTAAGCAAAAATATCAACAAGAAATGCTGTTTTGTGTTTATCGCAATTGAGAAGAAAGCTCCTTATGCAGTAAATATATTGCAGGCTGATGAATACATGATGCTTAGAGGTCAGGACTTATTTAGAGAATATTTAGGTACGTATCATTATTGCAAGGAAAACAATAACTGGTACGGCTATAACGGAATTAATGGAGACATAAATAATCTTTCATTACCGGCATGGATTAAAAAAGATTACGAGAAATAGAGTAGGAGGAGTATATGAATATTACAAAAATTAAAATAAAAAATCTGTTTGGAATCAAAGAATATGATGCAGACGGAAAATCAATTGAACTGATTGGAAAAAATGGTGTAGGTAAAAGTTCGGTAATAGATGCAATTAAATATGCATTAACAAATAAATCTGACAGAGATTACATAGTGAGGTCAGGAGAGACAGAAGGCGAGATAATAATCGAAACAGATACAGGATTAAGTATTGACAGAAAATGCAGAACAAATCAGGCGGATTACAAAGCTATTAAACAATCAGGGGTTAGTGTAAATAGTCCAGAGACATTATTGAGAGAGTTATTTACGAATCTGCAATTAAATCCAGTTGAATTTTTACAAATGACAAAACAGCAGCAGAACTCAATCATATTAGACATGATTAATTATGATTGGAATTTGAACACGATTAAAGAATGGTTTGGCGAAATTCCATCTTGGATTAATTACGAACAAAATATATTAAAAGTCTTATCAGATATTCAGAGTGAAAAAGGCGAGTATTTCAAAACAAGACAGGACATTAACAGAGACATTCGAAACAAAAAAGCTTTTATTGAAGATATTGCAAAAACTATTCCTGTAAAATATGACGTTGAGCGTTGGGAAAAGGCTAATCTTGGAGAGGCGTACAAAACTATTGAAGCCGTTAAGAATAGAAATAATCAGATTTCAAAGGCTAAAATCCTCATTCAAAATCAGGAAAACACCATCAGGGGAATTGATGCTGATAGAGAAATAGCCATATCGGCTCTAAACAAGGAAATTGACGCAGAAGCGAAGAGTATCAATGACTCCATTGTTGATTTGAAGCACCAAATTGAAATGTTGGAGAAGCAGGGAAAGAATCTCACTTCCGAAAAAGAACAAAAACTAAAGGTAATTGAAGCAGAGCATAAAGAAAAAATTGCTCAATTCGAAACAAATTTGAAAGCGTACGAAGAATATGCTAACGCAGAAATTAAAGACACAACAGAAATGGAGCAAAAGGTGGCAAACGCAGAAGAAATGAAATCGCATATAAATGAATACAGAAGAATGGAAAGGCTTGAAAATGAAGTTGATGAATTAAAGACGCGTTCAGATGCATTAACAGCAAAAATTGAAAAAGCGAGAAATTTACCAGGTAAGATATTGGAAGAGTGTTCAATACCTATTGATGGACTTACAGTTGTTGACGGAATTCCACTAATCAACGGACTTCCAGTAAGTAATTTGTCTGATGGAGAAAAACTAAATTTATGTGTAGATGTAGCAATTCAGAATCCAAACGGATTGCACATCATATTAATTGACGGAATTGAAAGGCTCGCCTCTGATATGAGAGAAAATCTCTACAAGAAATGCAAAGAAAAGGGATTGCAATTTATCGCAACAAGAACAACAGATGACGAAGATATGACAGTAATTGAATTGTAGGAGGAATACCATGGAAGAAAAGAAAAACGTAGTAGTTCAGGCAGGAAGTAGCTTGCCGACAGAAAATATAAATCAGGGAACAGTTACCATTGAGAGCAACAGAGCTATAGCAGAAGCGCAGGGAAAACTAATCATTGCAAAGAGATTTCCGAGAAATGAAACAGAAGCGTTTGCTAAAGCCATACAGAGTTGCCAGCGTCCGGGATTGGCACAGAAAGCGTTCTACTCATTCCCACGTGGCGGAGAAACAGTTACAGGAGTAACTATCAGGTTCGCAGAAGAGTTGGCAAGATGTTATGGAAATTTAGATTACGGAATTAAAGAATTGTCAAACAGTGACGGTCAGTCAGAAATGCAGGCTTACTGTTGGGATTTAGAGACAAACACAATGTCTTTGCAGAACTTTACCAACAAGCATGTTCGTGACAGTAAATACGGTGCAAAAGAGCTCACAAGCCAAAGAGACATATACGAAAGTAATGCAAATATGGGGGCAAGAAGATTGAGAAGCAGAATCCTTGCAATTCTTCCACCAGATTTGATTGAAGCATGCGTCAGCGAATGTAAAAGAACTCTTACAGGAAACAATTCAACACCATTAATTGACAGAATTAATAATATGGTTGTTGCATTTAACAAGGTTGGAGTTTCAAAAGAACAGTTAGAAAAGAGACTTAAACATACAGTTGAATCGGTTACAGAAGAAGAGTTAGTCGAGCTTACAGGTATCTTTAACGGAATTAAAACAAAAGAAACAAAGGTTTCAGATTGGTTTGAACAACCTAAGACTGCAAGTGCTCTAACAGAAGCTATTAATGAAGAAATCAGGGAGGATGCGAAGAATGAATAAAGTTACATTAATCGGAAGATTAACACGCGACCCTGACATTAGATATTCAGAGAACGCAAACGGACAGATGTGTATTGCTAAATACAGCCTTGCTGTTAATAGAAGATTCAAGACAGACGGACAGCCTGATGCAGATTTTATTAACTGCACAGCCTTTGGAAAAACTGCAGAATTTGTGGAGAAATACCTGTTTAAAGGAATGAAGATTGCAGCTGTTGGAGAGTGGAGAACAGGGCATTATCAAGACAAAGATGGTAAGACAGTTTACACAAATGAATGTCTTGTCTTCGAGCATGAATTTGTTGAAAGCAAAGGTTCTAATTCTTCAAATAATGAAAGTAATAACCAGACACAGCCAGCAGATCCAGCAGGAGCCGGATTTATGAACATTCCTGACAATGTGGATGATTCCGGGCTTCCATTCAACTTTTAATGATACAGATTGATACAAGAGAGAAGCCACACGCTATTGCAGGCGTTAAAGCGTTTTTTGACAGGCACAATATCGAATACATAGATAAAAAAATGGATATTGCCGATTATTGTGTCGTCGGAAAAGAAAATCTCGTCATAGACAGAAAAAGAAACTTGCAAGAAGTTGCACAGAATTTGTGTAGCAATGACAAGAGCAGGTTTTGGCGAGAAATCAGATTAGCATACAAAAATCACGTCAGGGTGATTGTTCTTGTAGAGGAAGGCGGAATTAACGATTTGAGGGACGTCAGAAATTGGCAATCCAAATATCAGAAATTAAGCGGAGCAAGACTACAGGAAGAAATGTACAGGATAGCAATGGCTTATGGTGTTGAATGGAAGTTTTGTCACAAGAACAGCACCGGAAGGATTATATGCAAACTGCTAGGTGTTGAATATGAATAGTGATGAAATCAAACAGAACTACTCAATGCGGGAAGTTCTAAGCAGATATGGACTTGTTCCAAACAGAGCTGGATTTGTCAGATGTCCTTTTCATAAGGGCGACAGAACCGCTTCGATGAAAATATACAAAGATTCCTTTTATTGCTTTGGATGTGGAGTTGGTGGAGATATTTTTTACTTTATTCAAAGAATGGATAATTTGACATTCAAGGAAGCGTTTATGAATCTTGGTGGAGAGTACAAGCACGAAAAAAAGACTTTTTCATCAATGCGAAAAATCCAGCAAGCAAAATCACAGCGAAAAAAACAAAAGCAAAAATTAGTATTAATACATCACAGATTAGATTATTTATCTTTAATGATTGAATTTTACAAGAAAATAAAACTTCGTTCAGAGCCTTTGTCAGATGATTGGTGCGAAGCGGAAAACAAGCTGACAATACTTTGGGGCGAATATGACTACTTACAGGAAAGAGGTGAGAAGATTTGAGTTTTGAGCAGATGGATAAGGACGAAATCCTATCCATTAAAACAATAGAGAGCATCATGGATGAAGATGATCTTCTTGCTAGAGAAGTAATGATTCAAGAAGCAATGGATAGAGCTGAACAGTTGAAGTGCTTAACCAAATTCAAGACGCTAATAAATGCAGCCAAAAAAGAAGAAAAGCGATTGATTGAATTAGCTAAAAGGGATGTTCGAGCAGGAGCAAAGACAAGTAACAATGTGACTGACTTTACAGGATGCGACGAATCTTACGATTGTGGAGCTTGGGTAGCTAACGACAATGGAGTGAGAACTTATACAGTTATGGGCGAACGACTTGCCTGTTATCATCCAATAATCCCTGTCGCAAGAATGATAAACATCCAAACGGGCAAAGAAAAAGTAAAACTGAAATTCAAAAAAGGAGCAATGTGGAAAGACATAGTGATAGACAAGTCAATCATAGCTTCAAGTTCAAAAATCGTAGCACTGGCTGATTATGGCGTGTCAGTGACAAGCGAAAATTCAAAAGCATTAGTTAGTTATTTATCTGATGTTGAAAATCTGAATGTGGAAGAAATTGAAGTGCGAAATTCAACTAGCAAGCTAGGCTGGATTAAGGATGACTTCGTTCCATACGACGTGAATGTTTACTTTGACAATGAATCTAACTTCAAGATGCTTTACGAATCAATAAGAAAAGAAGGAAAGCGTGAAAAGTGGTACGACCTTGTTAAGGGTATTAGAGCAACGAGCAGATTGGAGCCGAAAATATACATGGCATCGGCATTTGCATCTGTTCTGATAGAGCCATTGAATGCATTACCATTTATCGTGAACTTATGGGGAGACACAGGAAAAGGTAAAACTGTAGCGTTAATGTTAGCTGCTTCAATTTATGCTTTTCCCGGCAATAACGAATATGTGACTGACCCTAAATCGACAATTACAGCATTAGAAACAAGAACAAATTTTTTGAACAACTTTCCTGTATTAATTGACGACATGTCGCAAATTAAAAACAGATTTGACGACGATTTTTCAACGCTTGTTTATTTCTTATGTTCAGGCAAAGGAAAAGAGCGTTCTAACGTCAATTTAGGAATCAATGCGACAAACTCTTGGAAGAATGTTTTTCTAACAAATAACGAGCATTCCTTGGTGACAGAGACGATGCAGGGTGGAGCTGTTAATAGAATTATTGATGTTGAAATGGAAGAAGGCTATATCTTTGATAACGGAAATCACGTTGTAGAAGTAATTAAGAAGAATTACGGATATGCTGGCGAAGAATTTATCGAGCTAGTGAAAGATATTGGCTTTGACGAAATTTCAAAAATTCAAAAGGACTTCCAGCAACGTATTCAGGATAGAGCAAAGGAAATCGGTGTTGAGAAAGAAGAAAAGCAGGTATTACCAATGTCAATCATTCTGACAGCGGACAAGCTGGCTACAGAAAATCTATTCAATGACGGGCAATATTTGGACTTCGAGACGTGCTTTAACTTGTTGAAAGATAAAGATGCTGTATCGGAAAATCAGCGAGCTTATGAGCACATGATTTCGGAAATTGGAATAAATAAAAACAACTTCATTATTCAAGGTTCCAGCAGAGACGATTATCGTCAAATTTGGGGAGTTCTTGAAGGTGAATATGCAATTATCTTGAAAAATGTATTCGATAAGATTTGCAAGGAAGCCAACTGTTCCAGCAGGACATTTTTATCTTGGGCGAGAAAAAAGGAACTGATAAGAGTAGGTAAAGATGGCAAAAGTACAAAAACAAAACGAATCAACGGAATAGTTCAAAGGTGTATTTGGCTTAAATTACCAGACGACAATGACGACTTTGTAGATGTAGAAAAAGGGCAACTTCCCTTCGATTTTGGCTAAATTAGGCTTAGGTGTTACATCTAAAGAGTGTATAAAACCGTTTCAATCCCTTTAATAATGGGCTGTAACACTTGTAACACCTTTTTTGCGATTTTAGACACTTTTTTATATTTACATTAAAAAATCAAAAAAATTGAAAATGTTTTTATTTTTTCAGTTTTTTCGTTTTTGAAATTTTTTCTATATGGGTGATTTTAGGTGTTACAGGTGTTACATTTCTCAAACACCCCATAAATAAAGGCGAAAAGCGTAACACTTTTAGTTTCTTTTAAGGTGGCACAAAGGTGTTACATCAACCCCAAAGGTGTTACATCAAAAAAGGAGACATTACATGAGCAGAATTAAAGATTTTACAGAAATCTTCAACATTATAACTGAAATCTGGAACGCTGTTACTCTTTACAAAAATATGGATATTGACGGACACGAAGATGCTATTTGTCTTGATATGTACAATCGTTTGCAGGCGATTAAGAATAAACATTCAGATAAGCGAAGCGGTAAGTTAGTCAGCGACATATCAACAGCGATTCTACATTTCATTTTTTACAAGGAGAAGAAATGATAAAGAAAATTGAAAATAGAATAAATAAACTCGAAAGAGAAGAGCAGATAATTTACTTTGGCGGAGAGATTCTAACAGATTCTGAACGTCAAAGACTTGCAGAGATTAGAAAAGAATTAACAGAGCTCAAACAGAAAAGAGCAGAATTAGGAGGTAAACAATTGGACGAATACAACGTATATGTTAGTGGTAGATTCGTAGCCACATCAACCAAAGAAGAAATTCTAAAAGACTACGATTTAACCGAAGAAGAATTTCAGGCTAGAGTTGGAGCAAAGAAAAAATACAAGCTTTACTTTGGCAGAATTTATAAACAAAAAACAAAGAATATGCCTGATTCATTGATTAAGGATTGGGACGAGAGTATGCAGAAGATTCGTGACAGAGCGAAGAACAAGAAGACAAAAGCAAAGTTAAAAATCAAATAAGAGGTGAGATTATGAGCAGAGAAACAGAGCAGATTTTAAAAAATCAAGTAGTGATAATGGGAATGCTGCAAGACTTGCAAGACGAACTTGAACCAATACAGAACATAGCAGACACACATCAGTTGTTAGTTGATAAAAACAATGGTTGGATTCCGTGCAATGAGAGACTGCCGGAAGAAGGTGTCCCTGTAAACATTACATATAAAAACAGTAATCCACCATCATATTATAGCAATATTAAAAATATTCCATTTACAGCTACAGCTATTTCATACAAAAATAAATGGTATTGGTATTCCTGCATTTGTCTTGATATTTTAAACGAATATGGAAAAAATGAGGCTGATGCTGTGAATAAAGATATTGATATTATTGCTTGGCAACCACTACCAGAACCATACAGAGAGGAGCAGGAAGATGAATGAGGAAGTAAAAAAAGAAATCAACCTAATTCTAAATCTGCTAAAAGGCTCATTGACACAGAATGAGGTGTCTATGGGATTTGATAACGAAACGGAAAGCCTAATGTTCTTTGATACACAAATTTACATTAAAGAACGTAGATTTGACGGATTTATGGTTAAGTTGGAGGAGTTAGTGAGGTGATTAGGAATGAACATTCTTAGGCTATTAATTGGATTATTTACAGGCATTGGAATAGTTACTGTGCTTTGTATAATTGAGCAGATAGTAATTAATATCAAAAACGAGATAAAAGATTATAGAGCAAACAAAACAAGAATTAAATATTTATGCAGACCCCATATTTATGCATTACATTCAATTTGGGCGGGCGAGGAAGCAGAATTCATATGTACAAAATGTGGAAAGGAAAAGAGGTTAATTATTGAGCCAAAATCTTTTTATGAATTTTTCAGGAAAAAGGAGAGTGAACAGAATGAGATTAATAGATGAAGATATAACGATTAAAGAGTTGAACGATAAAATAGCAAAGTTAGATGCAAAACAACAAATCTACATGGAGAATGGACTAACCAGTATTGCAGATACTACGGCAAGAAAAATAGAACTATACATTGAATGTCGAGAACTATTAGAACATCAGCCAACAGCTTATGACGCGGATAAGGTTTTAGAACAATTAGAATATAGCAGAGTACCAAATACTGGTATTGCAGGTTATCACAAAGTGGTCGAGATAGTGAAAGGCGGTGGAATAGATGGCGTGCATATTCGGAATTGAAGCACCTTGTGACGAGTGCAGAATGTGCGAGAGGGTACAAGCTGGAGACAGCGAAGAAGAATAGAAACAACAGAACATTGACAATTGAATATTGGCTGATAATTTAATAAAAAAATAAAGAAAATTGCATAAAAGTGTTGACTTATACGTACACGTATGATATACTTAATATATCAAATGAAGGAGGTAAAAACAGATGAATTCAGAAATTAGTGAAATCATAAAAGACCTTTCAGAAGCTTTCCTAGCAATTGTTTCTGCGGTGTGTGTTCTAGTAAAAACCTTTCACAAAAACAAGAAAAACTCTAAAAGGTCAAAAAAGAAAAAATAAGGAACGGGGCGAAAGCCCCAAACCTTATGAATCATAATAACACATTCATCTGTAAAAATAAATATGAAGGTAATTAGATATGTTGCTATGATATTATTATTAATAATAATCATAGAGGGATTCAGAGGAGAATTCAACAATCCTACAGTATTTGATATTGTGAAATGGATTTGTTGTATTATACTTGCAGGTTGTTTATTATTTTCAAAGAAAAAATGATATATGGAGGATTATCAATGGACGAAAAGAAGATTAGACCACAGGATAAATGGGATATGAAAGCAGGAGTATCAGCAAAGACTTATAAGGTTAATACCGCTGTAGCGGAAGAATTTAAAAAGTTATGTAAAGAACTGCATTTATCTCAAGGTCCGGAATTAACAAAGCTAATGCAACAATTTATTGAACAGAACAAATAAATTAAATAATCAAACAGAAAACTATCAGCCAATATTTGGTTGGTAGTTTTTTTATGTGGAAAAATAAAGGAGAAAGAATTATGTTGACAGTAAAAATATTATTAGCGTTAAATCTGGCATTCCTAATATTTGCAAGTTATTGTATGCACAGATTAGAAAGGCGAGACGATGAACAGAAAGAAACAAGCGGAGATTCTGAAAGAGATTGATAAGCGTAATCACGTTAAATTCGGAACTCTGGATAAGGCAATTAAGGATTTCAAAAAGAAGCCATACAAGGTGGTGAAGAAGAATGATTTGGATGATAGTAAGCAAAGATAAATATGAATTTCCTTTAGGAGTTTATGATACAGCTACGGAGCTTGCAATGGCTGTTGGAACATCAGCTAATTGTGTAATGGCAACAGTAAACAAATTTGAAAAAGGAAAATTAAAGTGGAGCAAGTACAGACGAATAAGGGAGGAGGAAGACGATGAAGAACCTAACTAAAGAAAGATACTTAGAACTTAAATACTTCTGTCAGCAATATCCTGAAAAGAAGAAACGATTAAATGAGCACACAAGAGCAGGAGAGAGAGCCAGGACAGATACGTTGCTTATTGAAATTGTAGCAGAAGGAGTGGACCGTAAGCTGGCGGAATACATTATCAAGCAGGTAAGCACAGGCATTCCATATGAGAAGCTGGAAGGTTGTCCTTGCGGAAGAAGGCAGTTCTATGACAAGCGTAATGAATTTTATCGAAGACTATCGGAAGTACACTAAATCAAGTCAATAACTTTTTTAAAACTTTTTAGGTTTTGAACCTAAAAGGGTCAGAAATTGGACCAACTTCTATTGTATACTACAAGCGTAGTGTTTCTTGGTTTAACTTTTTTTGAGTTGATTTAAGTTTTTCACCTCCGAAATGTATTAGTGAGAAGGGGAGCATCTACAATGGTGTTCCCTTTTTTCTATGAAAGGAGAAGCGAATGACAACAGAAGAAGTTATTGAAGCTATTAAGACAAATAAAAAATATAAGATATACAAGAGCAGGGAGTTCAGAACATTAAGATTGCAAGTCCTAAAGACATTCCACTACGAATGCCAACGTTGCAAAGAATCAAACAAGATAACTCCAGCAGTCTTAGTCCATCACGTTCAGAAAGTGACTAAGCATCCAGAGTTAGCATTTGAAGAGTTCTATATTGATAAGAATGGAATCAAACAACGGAATCTAATTCCACTCTGCAAGGAATGTCACGAAGCCATCCATCATAGATATGGATTTAGACCAAATCAGACAAAATCTGAACAGAATTTTATCAACGAAGAGCGATGGTAAGACACCCCCTACCCCCTAAACCCCCTTGATTTTGAAGGGGAATTTCAACGGGGGGGCTATAAGCATCCGGAGATACTACCAAAAAGGTGAAAAGGAGCTGATGTCATGGCAAGACCAAACAAAGCAATGATGTTGAGAAAAGAAACAAAAGAAGCCATTTTATCGGCACTCAAGAAAAATGGAACTACAGAAAAGTATTTATTGGACCAAGTCGACCAATATATGGAGTATTACGACAATTTGGAAACGATAAATGGTAGATTACAGCAGAAGTTTAGTGCTGATTTAGTGAAAGAAAAAAGATTATTAACAAAAGAAATGAGAAACATATTAACTTTCCTGAAACTAAAGCCTTCTGCGTACGATGGCGGTGATGAACCTGAAGCATTATAGTAAATATCTTAATCCATATATGGAGAAGATTCTAAACAATGAGATTGAGCATTGCAAAGAACAGGAACAGTTAATTGAAAACATAGTGATTCCAACATTGGAAAGAGAAGATGTTTATTTTGATGAAGATAGAATTGAAAAAGGATTAACTCTGCAGAAGTATTTTTCTTATAATTTGGTAGAATGGGAGATTTTCCTATTCGCTTGCATTGTTGGAATTCGAATTAAAACCTTTGATGGTTCAGATTCATTTTTTAAAAACATATGGATATTAATTGGACGTGGTTCAGGTAAAAACGGATTTATTAGTTTTCTGATTTTTTACTTTACAAGTCCATATAACGGAATTAAGGGGTATAACATTGATATTCTTGCCAACTCTGAACAGCAGGCAAAGACATCGTTTAATGATGTGTATGAAATCGTGACAGAACCGCCAGCACAATTTGCAAAGGCGATGAAAAGCAACTATATAGCAACAAAAGAAGATATTTGTTGCAAGATAACGAAATCGCACATTCGATACAACACAAGTTCTGCAAAAACAAAGGATTCTAAAAGAACAGGTTGCGTTATCATCGACGAAAAACATGCTTACTTGGCTAACGATGGCGAAAACATAAATGTATTAACTTCTGGATTAGGTAAGGTTCCGGAAGAACGAACAATAACAATCAGTTCTGACGGAAAAAACAGAGGTGGGCTTCTTGATCAGGACAAGGACAGGATGAAAGACATTCTGAAAGAATACGATTCCGAAAATAGAACATTACCTTTTTGGTGCAGAATTGAAAAAGAAGAAGAGTGGAAAGAACCAGCTAAATGGGTTAAATCTATTCCATCAATCGAAGACCCAACATTCGCATCAATTAAGCGAAGAGTTGCAGAAGAAGTCAAAGAAATGCCATATAAACAAGATTATTATCCAGAATTTATGGCTAAAAGAATGGGTTTTCCTGTTGGAAACAAAGATGTTGAGATAGCAACGTGGGACGATATTCTAGCAACTAATCAGGAAGTTCCGGATTTAACCGGAAGAAGTTGCGTTGGAGCAGTTGACTACGCTCTAACGAATGACTTTGCCGGAGTAGTTCTAATTTTTAAAGTTGGTAAAAAAATTGTGGTTAAGCAACATACATTTATCTGCAAACATTCAAGAGATTTGCCCGGAATAAAAGCCCCAATTGAAGAATGGGTAGAAAAAGGCGATGCGACGATTGTTGAAGATGTAGAAATTTCAGCAGATTTGCTGACGGAATGGTTTGACAGACAAAAGGAAGAATTAGGATTAATCCTTAAAGCAATTGTAGTCGATTACTTTAGACGCGGTTATATGTTGCCAGCACTGAAAAGAATAGGTTACTGCAAAGATATGAATAATTTGTTTTTCGCAAGACCTAATGACATCGGACAAGTTGTTAACACTATTAACTCACTTTTTATCAATCATAATTTAGTTTATGGTGATGTTCCAATTCTTCGATGGATGACGAACAATGTTAAGAAGTACGATTCAGGGAATAACATTTTATACGGAAAAATCGAACCACATTACAGAAAAACAGATACATTCCAAGCGTTTGCTGCAGGAATGACAAAGATAGATTTATTGGATGATGATGTGAATGTTGATATATCTGACATCCAGCCAATTATTTTTTAATGGAGAAGAAGTAGATGTTTAGCATAAAAGAGAAATTGATTAATTTTTTAGAAAAAAGAACAACTTCTGCACAAATCAAGAACATCTCTTGCGATGCTAGTCAACAGCTTGCGTTTAAAGCCTTAGCTGTCAAAATTGCAGTGTCGTACATCGCAAATGCAATTAGCAAATGCGAGATTAAGTTTTTTGATAAGGGCAAAAAAGCTAAAAACTCTTATGAATATTATGCCTGGAATATTAAGCCGAACGATAACCAAAGCGGAAGTCAGTTCATTAATAAGTTAGTCACAAAAATGCTAACCGAACCTGATGGAGCGTTAGTTATTCAGAGTAATGGAAAAATGTTTGTCGCTGATGAATTTCAAAGACAGTCGTATCCGTTCAATGGTGATGTCTTTTCAGGAATAAGAATTGAGAGCTTATGCTTGAATAAGACTTATGCAGCAGATGAAGTTCTTTACTTCAAATTAGAAGATGAAAATATAACCCAATTAATTGACGCACTGTATGTCGATTACGGAAAAGCAATATCATACGCCCTTCAATCATTTTTAAAGGTAAATGGGCAGAAATATAAATTGAAAATTCATTCTGACAAAATCGGAGATAAGACATTCAATCAATATTACGAAGAAACCTTGAAAGAACAGTTAAAGAGTTTCATTCAAGGCACTGATGGAATTTATCCTGAAAACAACGGGTTTGAGTTGACCGAATTTAAAGTTGGAAATCAAACAAAGAATTGCGATGATTTGGTTAAATTGCGAAAAGACATGTTCCAAATCGCAGGACAAGCCTATAAGATTCCAATGTCAATGATGGAAGGCAACATCAACAATATGTCAGAAGTTGTTAAAGCATTTATTACATTCGCTGTCGAGCCTGTAGCGAAAGTGATTGACGATGTTTTAACAGGAAATTGTTTTGATTTCGCAGAATGGCAACAAGGTTCAAGAGCAGTGGTTGACACAAGTCAGATTCCTTATTCTTCAATAGTTGAAAATGCAAGCAATGTTGGAACATTAATTGCGAATACAATTCTAAATCCTAATGAAGCAAGGGGAATGTTTGGGCTTGATGCAATAGATGAAGAATTTATGGAACAATTCTTTATTACAAAAAATAATTCGAAAGCCGAAGACGTGATGAATGGCGTCATTGATTCAGCTTAATGGATGGAAAGGAGAAGAAATGGCAAATAAGTATTTTCAATTGATTACAAATTCTGAAAATAGAACAGCAGATTTGTATATTTACGGTGACATTGTCACTGAGGAATGGTTCGATGGCGAAGTTTCAGCAAATGACGTGGCTGGGACGCTTGCTGGATTAGATGTAGACAGCATTAATGTTTATATTAATTCATATGGCGGAGTTGTGTCGGAAGGAATCGCAATCTATAACGCATTGAAAAGACATAAGGCGAAAGTCACTACTTACTGCGATGGATTTGCTTGCTCAATTGCAAGTGTAATCTTTATGGCTGGTGATGAAAGGGTGATGGCTAACTCTTCACTTCTTTTCGTTCATAATGCGTGGACTAATGCTTCTGGTAATGCAGAAGATTTAAGAAAGCAGGCAGACGCTTTAGATACAATCACCGAATGCTTAATCAATGCCTATCTTGATAAGATTAATATTTCAAGAGAAGAATTAGTTGAGTTGTTAGATGGCGAGACTTGGTTAAATCCTACTCAATGCTATGAGATGGGATTTGCGACAACTATCGTCAATGAAAAGACAAACAAGGCTTCACAGTCAGTTAAGCGTCAGCTCTACGATTTAATCGAACAGAGCCAGGCGGTTGAGCCGGAGCCAATAGAACCGGAACCTGAACCAGGGCTGGAACCGAAACCAAAAGAAGAAAAGAACGTAATGTTTGAATTTTTAAAAAATTTATAAGAAAAGGAGATTTACAATGTTTAAATTAACAGCATTTGAAGAACAGAAAGCAAAAGCAATTGAAAAGATTGCTGCAGCAGTTAAGAGTGGCAATGCAGAAGATGCATCTGCTGGAGTTACAGAATTTTGCAACACAGTTTTTGATAAAATTTCTGCGGATTACAAAGAGCTTCAGGGAACACATGATGCTCAGGCATTAGCACAGAGAGGTTACAGACAGCTCACAAGTGACGAAAAGAAATTCTATGAAAGCGTAGCAAATTCAGTTAAGGCAAATGATGCAAAGCAGGCTTTATTATCTGATATTCCTGACGGAGCTATGCCAACAACAATCATTGAAGATGTGTATAAGGAATTACAGCAGAATCATCCACTTTTATCTAGAATCAGCTTTAGATTTGTTGGATATGTTACAAAATGGGTTTTATCTGACCATTCATCACAGAAGGCTGTATGGGGAACAATTACTGATGCAATTACACAGGAAATCACATCAGGGTTAAAAGAAATTGATGTTAAGCAGGATAAATTAACAGCATTTGTTCATTTAAGCAAAGGCTTAATCGAAATGGGCCCAACATATCTTGATGCATACGTAAGAGAAGTGCTTAAGGAAGCATTAGCTTACGGATTAGAAGATGGAATCATCAACGGAAACGGAGTTAATTGCCCTGTTGGAATGAACAGAGATATTCATGATGGTGTAAGTTTTAATACTTCAACAGGTTATCCAGAAAAAACTCCTGTAACATTAAAGTCATTCTCACCAAAGGAATATGGTGCAGTTGTTGCTAAATTGGCAAAAACAGAAAAGGGAAATGATAGAGCGTTCAACAGCGTTATTCTAATCACAAATATGACAGACTACTTAACAAAAGTAATGCCTGCATCAACAGTGATGAACGCATCAGGCGGGTATGTTAAGGACGTATTCCCATTTGCTACAGAAACAATGACATCTGCAGCAGTAGCTAGCGGAAAAGCAATCATTGGTATTCCAGAAGAATACTACTTACTCGCTGGCGGAAGCAAGGACGGAGTTATTGAATTCTCTGATGATTACAAATTCCTTGAAGATATGCGTACATACAAGATTAAACAGTATGCAGCAGGTAGAGCTTACGATGATACTTGCTTCATTGTTGTTGATATTTCAAAACTTGAAGAAGCATATTTACTTGTTAAGAATGTAGCCGAAGTTACAGCATAGGAAGGATAAGTTATGAGCGAAGAATTAGTGTTAAAAATCAAAGACGCATTAGACATCACGTTTAGTGACGAAGATTACGATAGAAAAATCGTAGGAATAATTGAAGATGCTATCCCTGTTCTTCGCTCTTTATTTGGAGTAGAAGACAGCGAAGTCATTGATTGGACAGAGCCAAGCACAGAAAGAATGTTGCTAAAAAACTATTGCTTATATGAGTTGAATAATGTAAGTGATAAATTTACTGAAAACTATCGGTCAGAGATTTTAAGTGTAAGAGCAAGAAATGAGGTGGCACAATGGAAAAGAGCCAGTTTGACAGATACACAGACGGAGTAGTGAAGATTTGTGAGCTGAAAGAAAAAAAGAGCGAATTTGGTGCTAGAATTTCAGCCACAACGAAGAACGACCTTGATGTGATTTATAAGCTGAATTATCAGAAGATGTCGAAAAGAGTGGAAGACATTGAATTTGCCAAGAGTGAAAGTTTTGAGCTTACACAAAAAATCAAAGTCCGAAAAGTTAAAGGAATCAAGACAAACAACGTTGTTCTAATTGATGGAAAAATGCATTCAATTAAGCATATAGACGATGATGGCAACAAAAATCTGTATTTATATTTACAAGGTGAAAGAGAGTTAGGTTAATGGAAGAAAAAGAAAATTTACTTAAAAATATTAGAGGTAAACTCGAAGAGCTTAACATTCCTGTTTACTATGGCATAGCAGACAGTTCTGTTAAGGATAAGAGCGAATTTATCGTGTTCGGGAGAACAGACATTAACGTGAACCAAAATGCTACAGCACACACACGACATTTTGAAGTTGTTATTGTTTCCAAAGATTGGGTAGCCGACGAATTAATCAGTCAGGTTGTTGCAAAAGCAAAAGAGGCTGGATTAAGAGTTTCGACTAATACAGATATTGGAATCGACTATGAACAGAAAAATGACGTGCCTTATGAGCTAGTATCAATTCCGTTTAAATACGTGGAAAGGGTTGATTATTAATGTCGGAAGTTACTTTAAGTCAGAAAGATAATTTTGATGAATTGCAAGGAGCAATTGAGCAATATCAGAGTGTTGCAGAAAAATCAATCGGCGAAGTCCTAAAGGGTGAAGGTGCCGAAGAGATAATGACAGGAATTAAGGCTAAAATTCATCCATCTAATAGAAAGTGGAAAGGAAAGCCTAGAGCGTCGAAGTTAGCAAAGTCACTGACAGTCAATCAGAAGAAATCTACGGATTTAGCAGTGGTTATTAACACAACAAATAAATATCATTATCTTTACTTTCCTGATGATGGAACTAATTCACACAATCATCATGGCGAACAGCATTTTATGATAAAAGGAGCAGAAGATAAGGCAGGTAAGGTGTTAAAAATGTGTGTTGAGAACATATTTAAAAATGGAAATATATAGAAAAGGAGATAGAAGATGGATAAGAAAGTTTTTTCAGATTATTACATCACAAAGGCAACAGTGAAGTTTGAAGACGAAACAAAAAGCGTTGGTAACATCATAGCTCAGGTGTTAGGTTCTATCGGAACGCTTGAAGAATCTATGGATTCAAGAATCGTTACTAAAAACTTTGAAGGTGTTGAAGAAACTGTTTCTGTTAAGGGAACAGGTACAGGCGAATTAAAGGTTACTGCTCACGTTAGAGAAGATGTATTCAAGAAAGCTTATGGAATGGAATTCGAAGCATTAAAAGATGGTGTTTATGCTTATGGAAAAAATTCTAAACATAAATACTTCTGCTTTACAGCCGAAGTTCAGGACGAATACGAGAGAGTTAAGTATAGAGCATATCCAAGATGTATAATCACTGACGGAATCGCGAGAAAAACAGAAAATGGAGCAGATGAAGTAGCGCAGGTCGAATTTACAATCAAGGTTACTCCTGATGAAAAGGGAAATGGCTTATACGAAGCTACTCTTGAAGAATTACAGGACGCAACATTAAAGCAGAATTGGATAGAAAAATTCAACATTGCTGACGTTTACGAGGAGGCTGCTTAAAATGAAAGCAAAGGTATTAAGACGCTTTATTGATATTAAAACGAAAAAAGCACACGAAGTTGGCGAAGTTTTCCAGCTAACTAAAGCTAGATATGACGAGATTATATCTAACACAAAGAAGTTAGTTGAAGCTGGCAGATTAAGTCAGGGCACACAGCTAATTGAAGAAGTTAAGGAAAAAGCCACAGCGAAGAAAAAATAATCAGTGGGAGTGGCGATTGCTACTCCTATTTTTTTAAGGAGAATTAGGAAAAATGGCAAATTTAATATTAAAAGATGGAACACAACAGAAAGTTGAATTAACTTTTTTAGATTTATATAAATTCGAACAGGAAAAGCCAGCATTGGCAGAAAAGTATTTTGGAATTCAGAGAAAGGATTCAGTCAATGAATTAGATATGGTTGAAGTTTTAAGGATTGCCTATATCGCAACAGTTGGAAAAGATGTTAGCTTTGAAGATTTTTGCGGAATGATTTCGAATAATAGAATTGAAGTTATTACCTGCTACAGTGACCTACTGAACCCAAAAAACTAGACTTCCGCGCTTTTTTCAATAAAAGAACGTTCAACTTTAAGGGAGCGCGGATTGATTTAAAAGACATGCCATTAATTGACGTTAAAGACCATTACTATTGGTATTGCGTTGTCGGAAAAATGTCAGAAGATGTATTTTGGAATAAATCTATAGCGTTCGTTAATGGAATTATTTTTAATGAAAATTCATTCAAAAATTGGCTAGGCTATCAGGAAGAAAAAGAAAGGTGACGGAATGGCGAGTAAGAACGAAGCAAAAATTATATTTACTGCTGAAACAAAAGAATTTAACGAAGCAATCAAAAAATCTAACCAGGACATCTCTACATTAAGAAGTGAGTTGAGATTGAACGAAACTCAAATGAAAAACACCGGAACGTCCGTCCAAGGCTTGGCTAGAAAAAAACAGCTTTTAACAAAAGAGTTAGAAGCTCAAAAAAATAAAACACAGGCATTAGAAGCAAAGCTGAAAGAAGCAAAAAAGGTTTATGGCGATGACAGTACAGAAGTGGCAAGATTAACAAAGCAATTAAGTGCTTCAAAAACTGCTGAAAGTAATCTCGAAAAAGAGTTGAGCAACACCAACAAAGAACTCAAAGAACAGCAGAAACGCATGGGGCTTACTGCTGAACAGAGTGAAAAATTAAAAGACGGATTTGACAAAGTCGGTAACGCGTCAGGAGCAGTTGTAGCAGGTGTTGGAGCAGTTGCAGGAGGTAGTGTCGCATTATTTAATGAAGTTGATGAAGGAGCAAAAAATGCCATTAAGGCGACAGGAGCTACGGGCGAGCAAGCTAAGGAACTTAGGCAAAACTATAAAAATGTTGCTTCTTCAATTAGAGGTGATTTTTCTGATATAGGTTCAGTTTTAGGTGAAGTTCAAACAAGATTTGATTTAACAGGAAAAGAATCTGAAAAAATCACAAAGAAGTTTGTAAAATTTGCAGAGATTAACAACACTGATGGAGTTACATCTGTTCAGTTAGTTACAAGAGCCTTGAGAGATGCTGGTATTCCACTAAAGGACTACGAAGAATTACTTGATAAATTAACAGTTGGAGCACAGGCGAGTGGAATCAGCATTGATACTTTAACTGAATCAATCGCTAAATACGGCGCACCTATGCGACAATTAGGGTTTGATACAGATGAAAGTATTTCAATCTTGGCAGGATGGGAAAAAGCAGGTGTTAATACACAGATAGCATTTTCAGGAATGAAAAAAGCAATATCAAATTGGAGTGCAAGCGGTAAAGATGCAAAGGTAGAATTTGGAAAGACTTTAACTGAAATCAAAAAAGCCCCAACATTAGCAAAAGCAACAACAATTGCAATTGAAAACTTCGGTCAAAAAGCAGGTCCCGACCTTGCAGATGCAATTCAGAATGGACGTTTTGAATATTCTAATTTCATGAAATTACTCAAAAAGAGCAAAGGTTCTGTTGAAAACACATATAAATCTGTTGAGAATGGAACGGATGAAGCAAAGATTGCTTTTCAAAATCTGAAATTGGCAGGCGCTGAAGTTGGAGAGAGCTTATTGAAGAGTGCAGGCCCAGCAATTAAAGATTTAACATCTAAATCGAAAGAGTTAGCTAAATATGCTGAAACGCATGGTGATGAAATAGTTGGAACTTTAAAAACGATAGGTGTTGTTGCCGGAACAGTTTTCGCAGTTAATAAGGTAGCTCAATTTGGTCGTTCAGTTAAGGATATTACGAAAGGCATATCAGTCTGCACAACAACAGTCAAGGGGTTAATGGCTGCACGTCAGGCAGAGACAGTGGCAACGGAAGCAGAAACAGTGGCGCAAACAGGACTTCTTGCAGTGTTGCGGGCTAATCCAATTATTCTTTTCGCAACTGCAATTGCAGGATTAGCAGTAGGTATTGGTTATTTGGCAACAAGAACGAAAGAGCTTCCAAAAGAAGCAAAGGAAGCCCAGAGTGCTTATACAGAATTGCGCGATTCAATCAAGAAGAATGGCGAAACTGTTCAATCTCAATTTGGCTTGTATGAGAATTATGCAAATAAGTTGGATAAAATTGTCGATAAAGATGGGAAAATCAAAAAAGGCAAGGAAAATCAGGCTAAGGTCATTGTAGGAGCATTATCTGAAGCGTTGGGTATTGAGTTAAAGATTGTTAATGGTCAAATTAAGGGCTACGGCAAGTTGCGTGAAAATATCAAACAAACAATTGCACAAAAAAAAGCCGAAGCCATCCTTGATGCAAATAAGGATGCGTACGTTAAGCAATTACAGGAACAGAATAAATGGAAAGAAAAAATTACCGAAACAACAGGTAAGCTCAACGAACAGGATAAAAAAGTATGGGAATCAAACAAAAAGCTTGCAGGGTTGAATGGACAGTTAGCAGTAGAACAGAGTAAGCGACCATCAGATAGAAGTCAAGCCACTATTAATCAATTACAAGAAGAGATCCATAAGACAAAAAGTGTTTTAGCTGTACAAAAAGACAAGCGAGATAGTATACAAAAGACATTAGATAAGCAAAAGCAGTATTACAACGAAAGTAAAACATTTACTCAAAATTATGAGAATTTACAAGAGGCAGCAGTCAGCAAAGACAAAGAAGCACGAAAAAGAGCAACAATAGCCCTAGTAAATAATTACAAGACAAGCACATCTGCATCAAAGATAGAATTGATAAAACAATACAATAGTGCAGCTGCCAATTACGACAAAACTTTAAGATTATACAAAAGCGGAAAAGTAAGCAAGGCAGTATTAAACGATGCAAAAAGAGCGAAAAATTTTGCAGAATCAGAATTGGAAAGTATTAATTTTGCAGGTATCTCTAACGGATGGGTAAGACAGTTAAAGAAACCATTTCAGGCAAGTTGGACCGGGGTAGGAAACAAAATATCTAAAGAGATTCGCAAAGGTTTTTATGATTCTTTTGGAGTAAACCCACTAAAAGTTCCTATTAAATACAAGGGGGGCTTACCGAGTGCAAAAGGATTGATTCCGGCTAACGCAGCCGGCGGAATTTACAAGAAAGGTACATTCCTAACAACATTCGCTGAAGAATCAGCGGAAGCAGCCATTCCAATTAACAATGAACCACGCTCGAAGCAGTTGTGGATTCAGACAGGAAAAATGTTGGGAATGGTTAACGAGAATATCGGGCAAAGAGCTGTTAATGTTGCGATAGATTCCAGCGAAACAAATAGCCTGCTTAGAGCATTATTGAAAAAAGACAGCAACTTGTACGTTGATGGAAATAAGCTTGTAGGTGCTACAGCAGGACATCGGGATAGATATGACGGAATAGGCTACGAGTTAGAAGAAAGGGGGATTAGCTATTGATTAGAACAATAACATATAACGGAGTAGATTTTTACAAGGCTTTTGGATTTATTGTTGATACTGTAATTAAACAGCCCCCATCAAAAAAGGAAAACAGACAGAGCGTTCCGTATAAATCAGGAACGTATAATATGTACTCTCGTTTGGGGTATTCGCTGTTTGAAGATAGAGAGCTTGTCTATACAGGTCAGTTAATTCTTGACAATTCAACAGACTTAGACAGATTACTGACAAAGATTAACCGCATTGTAATGTCTCCTTCAGGTGATAAGGTTTTACAGGATAATTTCAACCCTGAATACCACTATTTGCTTGAAGGACAAAGCGTAGCACTTGCAAGCAATGAAAGAGGTTATGGCGAATTAACTATCACGTTTAAAGGTTATCCGTTTAAGATATGGAACAAAGGAATTCACGATGTGAAGTGGGATGAAATCAACTTTGAACTTGATGAATTTCAACCTGATTCATTTTCAGCAGTTCAGAGTAAAACATTTACAGTGAACAACACAAGTCCAGAGTTCGTTCCATTCAAGTATACAGCAAGTGCTGATTTTGATGTGACCATTGATGGAAATGCTTATCATTTTTCAAAAGGCACATACACAGCAGGTTACAAGCTTAAGCCCGGCAAGAACGTGTTTAACGTAGTTAATACAAACAGTGTGTCTTCCATTACTGTTTCATTCGATTGGTATAGGAGGGAGCTGTAATGTTAGATGTTTGGATTTATAACGGAGAAACTGCAACGAACATTTCAGGTGACAGAGTAGATAACAGAGTTGATGGAACATATACGGAAGAAACGAACGCTATTCCGTCAGCAACGTTCACTATCTATCCGAATAATACAGGATTTAATCAGCTAACCGAATTTGTTACAAGAGTTCGAATTTTCAAAAAAGAAAAATGTGTATTTTCGGGCAGAGTTATATTGGTTGAACCGTCTGTTGAAAGTAATGGAACAGTGTCTAAGAAAGTTACTTGCGAGGGCTGTTTGGGATTTTTGAATGATACATTTGCTTATCCATTAATTGGACGACTGGAAGGCTATGATATTACATTAACTAAGGCTGTTCAGTTTATGATTGATTTTCATAATAAACAGGTTGGAGAATCAAGCAAGAAGTATATTGTTTACAGTCCACCTGCAAGCAATACAATTTTGGAAAATGTTGAAATAACTGCAGAATCTTCTACCTGGGGAGTGTTGTCGCAAGAAGCATTTACGGATGATTTAGATTTTAAAATAACAGACGATTTAACCAAATTAATATTGTCTGTATTAGGTGATGGTGATGTTGGCGGAGGAGTTGAACTAACTCTTGACGTGAACATGCAGAGTATATCAATCGTTCCGTCGTTTGATTTATGCACAAGAGTTGTTCCATTCACAACGGAAGGACTTCCAATGGGAACTATTGGAATGAATGAGACTGACTATTATGTCGAAGACAAAAAAAGCAAGAAGATTTATGGAGTAATCGCAAAAGGACATAAATTCGACAGTGTTAAGAAGACTACAAGCCTTAAAGAAAAAGCGACAAAGTGGTTAAAAAAGAACAGCTCAATTATTAAATCAATAAATATCTCAGCTTTAGATTTATATGATCAGGGAATTACACCTGCACAATTCGAAGTTGGGAAAACTTACCCAATAAGATGTCCGCAGATTAACTTTAATGAAACAGTTAAATTGCGAAAAGTAACAAGAGACATTAACGACGAGTGGAACGTGCAGTTAGAATTTGGCGAAAAAAAATACTCCGCCAAAAAATACATTAAATTGAATAAGTACAAGAAAGGAATGAAATTATGAGTTTAATTAATATTGCAAAGGTAATTAGGACGGCAATTATGGCTAAAGATGTCAGGGAAAACATTGCCAAGGGATTCGAAGAAGCGAACAGTTCAATTAATAAAGTTGATGGAAAAATCGGCAACAAAGATTCTGAATTGGATAACTGGATGAGCAATAGAAATACGGAGTTCGAAAACTGGAAAAATGCAACAAATGAGAATATAGACTACAGATTAAATGCTCAAGATATGAATATTGCAAGCAACACAGAAAAAATTGAATCTGTAGAAAAAAAAGCAGATGCAATTACTGACGAAGTTAGAAACGCTCGACATGTATGTTTAGCGGGATGCTATAAAATGACTATTCCTGTAAACAAGACGATTACACCTATACCTTACGAGATTATTTATAATAAAGTCGGTTATGACCTTAAAGGAGAAACAAGTATCAAATTAAAAAAGGATAGATTATATAAAATCGGACTTCAATTTGCATATAACTTAACATCCTCCCCGTCGGATGTAAAACTATTAGCATTGATAGCTTTAAATATTCAAAAAGATACATCGTCCGTGCTTTATGAATATATAGGAAGATTATACACGCGTATAAATGTAGTGAACGATAATGTAAATATAGAATATGTGTTTTCAACAAAAAATATGGATTCAGATGATTTAAACCTAAATATAATGATAGGTACTTATTTGGATATAATGCAAGTTTACAGTAATGCAAAATTAACATTATATGAATTAACTACTTGCTAAAAAGGAGTGTTTTTATGGATATTAATATAAAAATTGACGGACAGATTGCACGAATTACAAACACAGCAGAAATCTGTTCAGGAAATATTAAAGTAAACGGTTTAGCGTTTGAATTTTCAAAAGAATGGGACGAGTTTCCAACCAAAACAGCCGTAATATATGTAGATGATTACGACAAGAAGACAGCGACTAGCGTATTAATTGAAGATAACAGAGTAGACGCAGATTTACTTCCTGCTGATTTATTCAAGAAGAAATGTGTTTTGTATGTTGGAGTAATCGGAAGTAATGACAACGAACAGCGTATCACTTCAACCGTTGTAGGACAACGAATTAAAAAAGGGACACCTACAGATGCCGTACAGTTGGTTGATATTGACATCTTCGCGCAGATTATCGCAATTATGAACGAAACAAAGAATGTATGCGATAGTGCTATACACGCAGTAGATAACAACATCAAATACATGCAGAGAGCAGAAGAAGCAAGCAATCAGGCTTCTAAATCTGCCGACAAGGCTGTACAAGCTGTTGACGGAATTGACGCAAGCGTTGAAAAGGCTAAAGTTAGCGAGCAAAACGCAAAGACAAGCGAAAATAACGCACTAGCAGCAAAGAAGTCAATTGACGAAGTGATGGCTGATTATGATTATTTAATGGGAATTGAAAATTTTAGAACGAAAGTTATTCAAGTATTGAAAGAAAAAGGCATAACTATAGATGATAACGCAAAATTAGATGATGCGTTAGTACAAGCTATTGATAGTATTAGTACGTTGCAGGGGTTAGATGACTATATTTCGAATGATATTATTGACTATATTAACAAAAAACTAACGCAATTAGGACAGTATAAATTTTATTATATGCCTAGCATTCATAACGTGAGATGTGATGCAGTTATTAATATAGGAAAATACACTCTATATGGTTGTTCGAGTTTAAAACATTTATACTTTCCAAACGTAGTTAGTATAGAAGAACACGTGTTTCACACACTGGGATGTGAAAACCTTATTTTGCCAAATTTAAAGACAATGGGTTCAGCTTGCTTTGTGAATACAACCACATTAAAACGTTTAATTATTCCTAAATGTGTATCACTAACCCCGAATACCTGTTCTTCAACTGGAATATATTTGTTAGATGCAGGGAATACATCTCTTATTCCTTCATCATCATCTATGCCGAATTTGACGATATTGGTATTAAGAAATAATGTATTGACTACACTCGAAAATAGAAGTTGTATTCGGTCTATTGAAGAAATCTACGTCCCACAAGACCTAATTGAATCCTACAAGGTAGCGACAAATTGGTCTGTTTATGCCGACAAATTCAAGCCATTAGAGGGTAGCAAGTACGAGCCATTAGATTGGTACAAGGAAGAAGATTGGTATAAAGAAGAAATGAAAGTATGGGAATAGAGGTGGTATAAGTGTTAATAACAGAAACAGTAACAATAAAAGACGAAAAATTCGTAAAAAATTATTCAGACAGAGGTTTATTTATAGAAAGAGACGGCGTTATGTATGAAGAGGCTGTCGACCCTATTGAATACAAGGATAGTCGAATTTATACAGAAACAGACAAGCCGATTAAGGTAGAGCAGGAAGGTGCGTAAATGAATTTATATCAATTTTTATCTTTGCTCGGCGTTCCATCTTTAATCGGAGCTATTGGAGTAGCAATTTTTAATCATATAAAAATGAAATACTCTTCAAACAAGTTGATTAAGGATGGAGTGCTTGCTATTCTGCACAACAAAATCTATACATTAGGCAAGCAGTACATAGCGCAGGAACACATATCGGTCGAAGCATTAGACGATTTTGAACATTTATATAATGCGTATCATGCGTTAGGTGGAAATGGAACAGGAACAGAAATTCACGAAAGAGTAATGGCATTACCAATAAGGTAGGAAGGAGTTTTGAAATGAACAAAAAATGGATTAAAGCAGCAGGCATTAGGGCAATTAAGACAATGGCGCAGACAGCAGTATCATTAATCACTGTAGGAAATCTAATTACAGAATTAGACTGGATTTCAATTATTGGAATTTCAGCAACAGCAGGAGTAGTTAGTATATTAACAAGTGTGGCAGGATTGCCGGAAGTGGAGGAATAATATGATAATGTATAAAAAAACAGCAAAGTCTATAAGCTATGCACCTGTAAAAAGAAGCAGAGCAGCAGTTAAATACATAGTTATTCACTATACAGGTGGAACTACTGACACAGCAAAGAATAACGCAG